CTGGCACCAGATGAATAATCCCAAGGACGTGAGCCAAGTAGAGCTTGGTGGAGTCGATCAAAGGGACTTAGGGTTAGCTGCGTTTATCCAGGACGAGTACGACCGCTTCGCCGGCAACCTGTTAGCGATGGGAGGTCTTGGTGCTCAAGCCTCAACAGTAGGTCAGGAAGAGATCATTCAGGGCCAGGTATCGCGTACTGAAGCCGACATGCGTATGGGAGTTGTCGGTTTCGCGGCTGAGTGCATTCTGGATCTTGGCAAGTTGATGTGGGAGGACCAGACGCTCGAACTGCAGTCTTCGATGCCAATTGGTAATTCGGGGATGGAAGTGGCCTCTAACTGGACTCCTGATAAACGGGTGGGGAACTTCGATGACTACGATCTGCGAGTCGAGCCCTATTCGATGGTGTTCAAGACACCTGAGCAGAAACTGCAAGAGCTATTCCAGGTGCTGCGAGAGCTGGCTCCGATGTGGCCCATGTTCCAAGCATCTGGTGCTACGTTCGACGCGCAAGCCATTGTCGAAGAAATCGCCCGACTAAAGAACCGTCCTGAATTCAAGCGATTCATTACCTTCGCAGACCCAATGGGCGAGCTGGGTGGAGATGAGAACACGGTCAGGCAATCTCCCATCACCAGTAGGGAGACGGTGCGTAAGAACGTCCCAACCGGAGGGACACAGGCTAATAGGTCTTCCATTCTCCAGCAGGCGATGATGGGCGGTAACGCACAGATCAATTCTCAACAGGCAGCGTCAATGACTCGGAGGCCAGCATAGTGGTGAAGTACAAGATCAATGGAAAGTACGTCACGCAGGAGGAGTGGGATTCCCGCGAGGGCGCAGGGCTTAGTGGTGGAGCACCGATGGGAACCGTGGCGTACACGGAATCAGATCCACTGTTGTCGGATGGGGCGGGTTGTATGAAAGCCCAAGTACCCGAGATGCGAGAGACAATTAAGAAACACAACATCCAAGGCGTGCGAGTGCGTAACGACGGACAACTAGAAATCACCAGCCGAAGTGGTCGAGCCAAACTCCTGAAAGTGCGGGGACTGGTAGACGCCGAAGGCGGGTACAGCGATTAACGGAGAACAGAGATGCCAGTAGAACTCACAGAAGAATCCACCCACGACGACATCCAAGTAGCCGTGGCAGAAGCAATACAGAACGTGGAAGTCGATCGCGCCGGTGAAACCGATGCCGCGAAGATTTCCGCTGAGACTGACGAGCCAGTGACCGAGAGGTCAGACGATGCCGAGACAGATTCCGACATCGAGGATACCGCCCCCGAGGGCGAGGATAGCCCGCAGGGCACAACCGGCGACAAGGACGATTCCGAATGGTTGGATGACGACCTGAAAGCCGAGGTAGCCGCGTATGGGATCAGCGAGGAGGAACTCGCAGACTTCACCAGCCGCGAGGAAGTGGAACGGGCGTTGCGATTCTTTGACCGGAGTGCCTTGGAGGCTGGTCGTAAAGCAACAGCCGACAAGAAGGAGAGTGAGCCCAAGGAGCCTGCCCCCAAGGAAATTCCAGAGGGTCAGTACCAGATCAGTTTAGACAAGGACGTGTACGACGAGGATCTGGTAGATGAATTAACACGGATGCGTGACCACTACGATTCTCGTGTAGCTGCGATGGAAGAACGGTTTTCTGAACTCGACGCCAGAGCAGACGAGCAGAAGTTTGATGGTCTTGTAGATTCCCTTGGACATGCCGACCTATTCGGTAAGAGTGGTAAGGAAACCAAGAAGGAATTGGAACGTCGTCAGGATCTCTTTGTGCAGGCCAAAGCACATCAGCTTGGCCTACAGCAGTTGGGACGCGACGTGGATTTGAACGAATCCCTAGTGAGCCGAGTAGCCCGCATGGTCTTCGCGGACGAGCTAGGTAAGAAAGAATTGAAAGCCAGAACCCGTAAGGTTTCCAAGCAATCCAATGGTCGTCAAGGAGGGGGTACAACCCGTCCCAGCGATCCGGCGGAATCGCTCAAGGAAGAGGCGCGACGACTCTACAAGGAGTTGGAGAACGCCTAAGCGGGTCAACATATAAAGGAGTAGCCAGATGGCACTCGGCATTGAACAGCTTGATGATTTTGTGGCGTCATACCTGCAAAAGTACCCAATGGGCAAGTGGCAGGACATCTCCTCGCCACTCCAGGAATACTACTTCGCTTCCCGCCTTTTCGATAAGGGCAGCAAGCGAGAGATGAGTTCTTCGCAATGTAAGTGGAAGGTGAAGACGGACAACAACGACAACTTCCAGGTTGTTGGTCTGTACCACCGAGACTCGTCCAGTCGAGTGAACGTCTTGACGGAGGGGAGTTTGAAGTGGGGTCTGACCACGACGAACTACCACTACGACATTGACGAAGAGGTCTTTGCCAAGGGTGCGGACGCGATTGTCGATTACATGAACCTGCAAGAGCAGGGTCTGATGCAGGACTTCTTCTCTGGTATGGAAGACCTGATGTTCGGTCCTGGCCCAACCAGTCCGACACAGTCTCCCTTCCCACCCGTGAGTCTCCTGTGGTGGATCACAGCCACGGATGACAGCACTACCGAGAATAACTCGGAAGAAGGCTTCGACGGCTACGAGCCTCTGGGATGGGGCAGTTCCGGTGTGGGTGGACTATCTTGCACTACCTACGAGCAATGGCGGAACAGGACGTTTCCGTACACCGTGGTGGATCGAGACGACTTTGTAGAGAAGACCATCAACTCGATGGACCTCTGCACGTTCAAGCCTCCGATTCAACGCTCGGACATCAAACCCGAAGGCAACCATCGTTGGGAACTGCTGACTACGCACTCTCGTGTAGCCGAAGCCCGTCGCCTATTGCAGTTGGGCAACGACAACATCAAGGACGACCTGGCAGCCCACAGTGGCAGCGTCTTTATTCGTGGTGTCCCGATGACGTGGGTTCCCGCCTGGACGAATTCCAACAGTGCCAACGCTCGTACCGATGGCATCATTCTGGGTGTGGACTGGAACTCCTTTGACACGTACTACGCTTCCGGGCGCAGCCAACGTAAGCGCAAGCCTTACCAGCATCCCGAGATGAGCAACGTCCGCGTTCGCGCCATGGACGATTCGCTTCAAACGGTGTGCTACAACCGACGTGCCAACTTCCGTGGCTATTGCACGGCGACCGTTACGGAAACCACGTAAGGGCTGCTGAGTCGCTTCTTTCAAACATGAGGTTAAGTAACGAGGTAAATAATCATGACACATTTGACTTTTTCAGAACTCAACACGCGGGGGCTGTCTCCGAAGTTGTGGGCGAAATTCGCACCGCCAGTGGGAGGCGACTTTATGAGTACCGCCTCTGGGAATCCCGCAATTGGATTCTATGACGACTTCCTTGAATTCCCTACCGCTACGGCAACCGGCAGATACGGGTTCGTAGACACGGGCAGTGGCAGCGTGACGGCGATTGCCAGCGATGGGAAGACTGCTTCCACTGGTATGGGCATTTGCCAATTACTAACCACGGCAGCCGACAACGACGAGGCGATGCTGTATTACGGTAACGGCGTGGATGCCCCGTTCAAACTTACCGGAACGGATCTGGTGTTCGAGGCACGCATCAAGTTGACTGACATCACCACCTCTTCACACGGGTTCTTCATTGGACTCGCAAGTGTAGCGGCCTGCGTCACTGTCCAGACTATCACGGCATCGGACGCTATCTATGCCACAGCCGACTTCCTCGGTTTTCAGCAGTTGAAAGCCGAGACAACTGCCATCGACGGTATGTACCAAGTGTCGGGTGGTACTAATATCGACGGCGAGCAGGACACCGGCCTTGATACCATTGCCACTATCGGTGTGACGGACTTCATCAAGCTTGGATTCCGATACAACGCACTACCTGGGACTGTTGAGTGGTTCTTTAACGGTGTGGAAGACAAAGGCGCGCGTCTGAAGGTTACTGAAGCTGACGCGAGCATTGCGAATTCCTTCCCAGACGGCAGCTACATGACTCCAGTTGCGTGCCTGATGAATGACGGTACGACTGCAGCCAACCTGGAGATTGACTGGTGGGCTTGCGCTCAGTTGCTGTAATTCTCCGTGATCCTGGGGGCGGGTTAGGCTCGCACTTCCCGTCCCCAGTTTCTTTTCTCAAGTTGTCAAGCGGGGAATAAGCGATGGCGGATAAAAAGATCAGCGAACTCACGGCCCTGGCAGCGGCTGACATAGCT